GATGGCTCTCTTGACGAGTTCACCTAAATCTAACATATTACCAGTCATTATATATAATTAAAAAAGAAAAAAATAATATTTAATTATAGTTCGTAAAAATACTTAAATATTAATAATTAAATTATTTATAATGAGTTTTTCTAAACCAATTAGATCCCCAGAAGGCGTAGAACTAAAACAGAATGCTGATGGAACAGAAAATGCTAAATATATTGATTTATTGGATGAAGATAAATCAATCGCAGGACAAAAATTTGCGTGTTTATCTTTTATTTCACCTGAACACATTTTAAAGCAAAAGGAAATGTATTTCTTTGAAAAATTTATTAAAAATTGGGACTTTTCAAAATCTATGGAAAAATTCACACAATTCTTAAACTTCCTTTCTTATAAGTATAACATTGATTTTGAGAAAGTTACTAAAGACTTTCAAGAATTTACTAAAGATGAAAAAGATAAATTAATTAATAGTCCAATTGAAGACAATTTTAAGAATTTTATGGATGAAAATGAAGAGCGTTTAGAGAAGGAATTTGATACTGAACACCAGTTTCAAACTTCCATTCGTGGTATTAAGGTTCGTGGTTGTTTTCCTACACAACAAGAGGCAGAGTTAAGATGTAAGATGTTAAGACAAAATGACCCCAATCACGATGTATATGTAGGTCCTGTTGGAATTTGGGTTCCTTTCCATCCTGAAGCTTACAAGACAGGGCGCGTTGAGTATATGGAAGAGACTCTTAATGAGCTAATGAGTGAGAAGAAGAAGAACGAAGAGAAGGCAAAAGATGAGTTTGACAATCGTGTAAAAGAGGCAAAGGTAAAGGCTATAGAAGATAATAAGAAGAAGGCTGAGGAGACTGGAGCTAAACTTACTCAAACCATTAATGCTGAAGGAAATCTAGTGTCAGTTGCTAATATGAATACACAAGAGGTTTCTATGGGAGAGAATGCTACATTAGAAGATGTTAAGAAAGAGCTGTTTGAGGGTGAAAATATTGTAACAGATAAAAATACTGACCATGGACTTACACAAATTGAAGGTGGTAGTGATTAGGTAAATGTATCTATTAACGATTCAACCAATGCTTAATTTATTAACAATAAAACAATATAATAATAATAAATTATATTGTTTTAATGGTTCGAGGAAATGATTTACATGAAGAAATGAAAAGAGAAATATATTATTGTATAAATTTATTAGAAGTTCAAATCAAAGATTTTAAAAACAAATTAGAAGAAATTGATAATAAAATTATTCAAGAATGTATTGAAACAAATGGAAAACATGATTTTGAACGAGAAAGAGAATCTGGTCCATATGGTGAATCTTATTTTGTTTGTAAACAATGTGGTTATGAATCTTAAAATGATTTATTCGATAGGATCATCCCAATTATTTAAATCGTCATCTGGTAATTGAATAGAACTTTTAAAATCAAGTGGAATTTGTTCATCTTTAATTCGTTGTTCAAGTTTCCAATCATTCCTTTTGGTTTCAAAAAGCTGTTGTCTGTTATAATGAATGAGTTGTTTATTTTTAATATTATATTGATTTCTACTCTTTGAATCCATAATAATTTCAAATTCAGTACATAATGATTGTTTTGTATCAATAAGTGTAAGATATTCTTCTTCCATAACAGTGACAACTTTGGCATTCCATTCATTTAATTTATTATCAGGATCTTGATGTTCCCATAATTTATGATTTGTCCAAGGACCCAATATATCCATTCTATATTCTATTTTATTATGTAAATTAGAGTATTTCTCTCTTAAATTGTGAATTCGTTCTTTCTTTTCATCAAACTTATAATATTTGGAAATTGATAAAATAAGACTAATATAAGTTGAAATAGAAATACCAACAACTGATACACTTGGTGCAGGGGTGTCAAAAAACTCTTTGGTAGATTGTAAGAAACCAGAAACTGTGGATAGGAAAATAACAGATATTTGAATATAATTTATTTTATTATTAAGGTCATCATATTCTAAGTCTAATAGTCTTTTATTTTCTTTACATTCTTTTAGAATATATAAATTATTATTGACAAAAGCTTCCAATTGATTTTTGAAAATAACAAACTGTTTTTTTGATTTAAAATTATCAGGTAAATTAATAGTTAGATTGTAATCTATACTAGGAATAACATCATTAGTAGTTTTATCCTTAATATCAATAGCAACATTTTGATTTTCATTTTCATTTGAGTTTGACTGAATGATTTTTTTTTTAATTTTTTTGTCTTTAGAACCTAATGGATTCTCTTCATTAAGTGTATTATTATCATTACTTGACATATAATAATAATACAGAAAATATTATTACAAATATTACCATTTATTTTTACGAACATTTATTTTTGGACCTGCTCCTCGCTTTTGAACACTATTTGGATCATACACATCCTCCTCATCATCACTATCAATATCTTTAGATAAATCCCAAAATTCTTTTGAGCCCAATCTAAAGTTTCCATGATTTGCTGCTTTGTACCAAAATATTGTATCTTGTAATTTATTAGATTTGGAATTATTATTAATAACTAAACACTCGAAATTTTCTGTACATTGGTCCATAACTTGACAAAATGATTCAAATGTAGGAAACATACCGGCATAATTTTCCCAGATTCTTCTTCTATTAGCAATATAAGGTTCACGAAGTATAAATACATAATCAATATTTGTTCTTAGATTAGGGGGTATACCTAATGGATATTGCATAGTAATTATTAACATAATTTTCCAATGTCGACCATTCATAAATAATAATCTCATCATCTTGTCTTTTGTCCATTTATTATCATATAAACAATCGTCTAAAATTACAAATGCTCTAGGATCAATAGTAGTTCTTTTATATGCCTCCATTTCCTTTTTAATTTGTTTCATTACTGTTTTTTGTCGCTTAAGTATATTTTCTATAATGGCAGTATTATATTCATCATGAATAAATAATTTTGGTACATGAGCAGAAAAAAAACCATTTCCCGCTTCTGTTCCGGATATAACTGTTCCAATAGGAATATCTTGATGATAATATAATAAATCTCTAACAAGGAAACTCTTTCCTGTATCTCTTCTACCAATTAATACAACAACTGGACCTTTATTTTCATCAGGACGAAAGCTAATATTCTTCATATCAAATTTTTTCAAATCTAAACTCATAATTATGATTACAGAAGAAAAAAATTATTAATGAAATACGAAAAAATAAGTTAAAATTAAGTTTTATATTTATAATAAGAATTATAAAGAATGGACTTTTCTTTGTATTATCGAAAAACAAAAAATAATGATTTATTTCATTGTTTAGAAGAATCTCAGTTAGGCCTTATTAACTTACAAAATTATGTACCATTATATGAAAAATTTTTTTCACTTAATACATCTAATTTTAACAGTATTAATTTGAATCAAAAGTATTATCTTGAGAAAATTAACCATACTTTAACAAAAAATACATTAAATGTAAATGTAACAGATAACTCAAATAATAGCATACAGCGAGAGATATTTTGTAAATTCTCTCCACTATTAGATCCTTTAAAATTTTTAACTGGAAAATATGATCTATCAGCAAATATACCTATAGAATTACCAACTTATAATTCCAATAATAAATTTCCTAAACTATTGGATAAGAACAATAGTGCTTATGTAGATGCTTTTTTTACATATTTATCTAGTCAATTGCTTCATCAAAACAATTTTATAAATAGTATTGACTATTACGGAGCTTTTATAGGTAACCAAGAGAAATTTTTATATAATATTGTTGATGACCTTGAATACCTAAATGACAATGATTATTTTCATAATAATAGAAATGTATTTTTTAATCTAGAAACAGATGATTATAGTGACTATTTTAATATACATTCTAGAACAAATAAAAAAAAAATTGTTATTAATGATAAGATTGATAAAATAAAATTAGATTCTTTTAATAATGATGATTTTAAAATTTTTACCCATAATAATGATAATAATGATAATAATGATAATGATAATAATGATAATAATGATACAAAAATTTACGACTTGAGTGATGTATGTATTTATAATTATTGATTAAAAAAATCAAACGATTCCGATTCAGAATCATCCTGTAGTTCAAAGTCATCAAATACAATGGATGAAATTAACAGTGATTGTGGTTCAGAATGTTCCGATGATAATGAGGATTCGGATAGCGATAATAGCGATGATGGGGAAGAACATGATGTAATGTGTTCACTGTATGATTTTCCTATTCAAATGATTTCTCTGGAAAAATGTGATAATACATTAGACTACTTAATGGAAAATGATTTATTAAACAACA